GCCAGTGACGCCAGACTAAGCCCCGCCCCGAGCAGGTTTTTGGCCCCGGATGCCTCGCCCTGCGCTTGCAGATTGCTCGAATTGACGTTGCTCGATAGCTGGTTGCCAACCACGCCGGTCTGGTCGCCGGCGTATTTCTGCGCCAGATTGGCAAGGTTGTCGTACTGGCCGGCCTGACCGCCTGCCACCGCGCCCGTCGCCTGCACGCCCGTCGCCCCTGCATTCTGCAAATTCGACAGCCAGGTGTTGTATTGCTGGTTTTGCAGGTTCTGCCCGAACGTCAGCGCGTCGATGTCCGCATTGCCTGACGCCGCCATGCCCTGCCCCGCCCTGCGGCGGTTCAGGATGTCCAGGCCAGCCGTAACCGCCCCCTGATAGCCCGGCGCGTTCTGGAACGCCGCGGTGGCGTTGGCATTGCCCTGCGCCCCGTTGACCCCGAGCGCGTCGAGGTACATCGAGCCGCCCTTGTTGTAGTTGGACGCAAGATCACTGAGCGGCTGATAGGCCCCGATCGCGCTGTTGATGTTGCCAACGCCGGTATCGTACCCGGTCTTGAGGTAGCCCTGCGCGTCCGTGCCGTATTGCGCCGTCAGCGCCCGATTGCGATCGGCGGCCTCGCGCTCTGCGCCACCTCCAAAGAGGGTGTCTAGGAACGATGCCATTATGAAGCCCTCGCAAATTCACCATGATATTTTGGTCTGGCGTTCTCGATAGTGGCGGATGCACTCGCTACGTCTGGGAAGAATCCAAGCACGTGGACTGTTTTGTTAGCTGTAATTGCAGCCTTCCACGCCCCGTGGTCGGCATCCCAGTGAACGCCCTTCACACCAGATTTATTGTTCTTGTTGACGCGGCGATTAAAACCGTTCTCCGCATTCGATGCGGGGCGCAGGTTTACCCATTTATTGTTGAGACCGTTGGTATCCGCATGGTCAATCAGACCAACAGGCTCTTCGCCCGTGACTATCTTCCAAATCAATAGATGGGCGTAATAACCACGCCCCTCGATACGAACGATCCGATATGAGTTGCGCGCCTTGTGAATACTTCCTGCAATATCGCCCGGCTTATAGCCACGACGCGCGCTCAGTTTCCATCGCAGATCGCCAGACCGGGGATCATAATCAAGCAGCAACCGAAGTTTTGTCGCGCAAGGAAGTGGATTACGCTTCATCTAATTAGCCCCTGGTAAGAATTTCTTTTTAGTCGCATCCCACACCATAACCTGCCCGTTCGTCACGGCCGAAAAATTGATCTCTGAAAACAGATTGATGAAGGCTTCCATCTGTTTCAGCTTTTCATACCAGACCGGATCAACGCCGGTTGGCGTATCGACCAGCACACCCTGGCCCGGCAGAACAATCTTGCTCACAGCAATTTATCCACTTGCATGTCGATCCCCATGAAACCGAACGACAGCGGCGCACTTTCCCGCAACCGCCACCGCACGCCCTGGTTCTGCGCCTGACCCCAGATACTTGCCCGCACCCTCCCGTCCGTCAGGCTTTGCCGCCCGATCTTGACAATGCGCGGATTGCTCCAGGTCTGCCCGCCATCGCGGCTGATCTCGATGGATATATCGGGATCCGTCTCGAGCGGATCGGCGCCTGTGGCTTTACCCACCCCTTTGGTCAGATAGAGTTCGATGCCGTTAATCCGCATCTTGTTGGGAAACGCACCCATCGGCCCGGTTTCAATCTGGATCAGCAAGGGATCGCCAAATTCGGTATTGGTCAGGCCGTCGATCACGGCGAGATTGCCGCTCTTGCGATCGCCGCAGATCCATTGCCCAAACGCCGCAATCGGAAATTTGCCGCGCCAGTAGTTTTGCAGATGCGACTTGCGCTCATGCCAGGATTGCAGCGTGGTGTCGTATTCCCAGCACCATTGCGGCCCCTGCACCACCACCACGCCGTGGCCCTGGCTGACATAGACCGACACCGTGATCAGCGTCTTGTCCGGTTCTTTCTCGATTAAGAGATCCAGATCCGGCGTCGAGATTGGCGTCGGCGTGTAGCCCGTCAGCGTCGAGACCTTGAAATCGTCGCCGACGAAGAAATTGCCCTTGCCGAACCCGTCATCGTGCCCGGCAATGGCGTAAATGCCGGTCAGGCCGCGCGGGATGGTGGCGACGTAGGAGAACGGAAATCCGGTGTCGTTGATGCCGCCCCACACCTCGATCGTGGTCGACCCGCACAGCAGCAACTGCCCGCCCAGCGACACCGGCCGGTACAGCGTATCCGGCTTGCTTTCGGCGGTGGCGAAGTCAAGCGTATTGAAATCGACCGAATTGACCTTGCTGGCCTGTGCATGGCCATCACCAAAGGTGAAGATAAAATAACCCCTGTGAAACACTACCGCATTGGGAGAACCAAGCGGCACCGAACCACTCACGTTATTCGGATAACCACTCACCGCGCCGGCGGCGACGATGAACGCGCCATCACCGGGAGACACAATCACAACATCCGGCGTTGGCTTGTTGTTGCGCGCCATCGTCACCGGCACCGTCCCTGGCACGGAGCCGGTCAGCGCTGTCCCGGCCCCGCCCGTCGAGGGAAACGTGTAGACCGTGTTGCTGATGACGGCATAAATCAGGTTGTTGACCAGCAACGCGCCCCGATAGTTGGCGCCGCCTGACGTGGCCCATGGCTTCAGCCCCGGCGTGCGCCAGTAGGCCCGCGGCTTGCCTGCGGTGGCCGGCAAATTCTCCGGGTAGGTGTTGATCAGCCGCCCGCCCGCTGCCTGCGGCAGTCTGCCAGGGCCGGTCAAAAGTGGGAGCGGGCAATCCACCATCAGAAGTAATCCGTCTGCAGCACTTCATAGGTCGGCATCTGCGACACCAGATAGTTCAGCCGCCGCTCATGCTGCGCGATGGCGCCGAGGTCGAGCGGCTGGTTGGAGAAATCCGCCGCCGCGTAAATCGCGCACAGCCGTGCCGTCGTCTCGAAATACAGGTTCGGGATGTTCTCCTTGTCGATCGCAACGATCTTGCCCATTTCCGCCAGCACATTGTCGATGCAGCGATCGATCGTGTCGTGTTCGATCGCGCCCAGCGCCTCGCCCGGCACGAACTTGCCGAGCAGCGCCGCCGTGCGGTTAATCAGTTCTTCGGACGTGTGATAGAGAGGCATGTACCCTCAACTGTCGCGAATTGTCGCGAACTGTCGCTTGACATCACAGAAAAAAGGCGACGGCATCGCTGCCGCCGCCAAGGTCTCTTAATCCGCTGCGCTCGAGTAGAAGCCTGTGACGACACCACTCTGTACAAGGTTCGAACTACCCATCGGATGCTCGGAGTACATCTTGACGGCGCCATAGCACATCTCAATGCCGACGCCGGTCAGGAACTGGTAATCGTCCTCCTTGCGGAACGTCGGATGCGCCATCTTGCCCCAGGCCAGTGCCGCCGCCTGCTGCCCGCACAGGAACACCGGCTCGACGCGAGCCGAACCAGTGCCCGCCGTCAACAGCGTTGTCCAGGTCGACGTCACAAAGCCTGAAATCTCCGGCACCTGTCGAACAATGATGCCGTCGAAAATCAGGTCACCATCCTGGAACAGCGGGTTCTTGTCCATCCCGTTGCCCTCACGCGGCCTCGAGTCCTTGTTGTAAGGAAGCAGGTCGAGCTTCAGGTCGCGGAAAGTATTGGTGCCGGCAAACGCCACGAAATACTCATAGCCGTCCTTGGTTTTGTAGGGACGGATATGCGGATCGGCATTCATCGCAACGCGCTTGAGCAGCGACAGGTTCGCCGCCGTCAGCTTGTCGTTGGTGGTGTCGCATTCCAACAGCGACAGCGCGTGCGTGGCCTTGGTATTGCTCCGCAGATTGCCGTACTGGATGCGATCGGCATTCTGCGTCTGCCAGGCGTCACGCTGGCCTGCCGTTGCGGCTTCGTACAACAGCCCATTGACGGTAACGTCTGCCGCCGGCAGCGTCTTGGTTGGCAACGCCATCAATGCCTTGATGATGTCATCGCGCTGGCGCGACTTGCCCCAGTCACTCAAGAGCGGCTTGGCCTCGCCGAAGATGTCGGCGCTGTCGCGTTGCTCTTCCGCGTTGTTGGTGACGACCGCGTTACGCGCCCAATCAACCTTCAGACGCATGCCGTAATTGTCGATTTTCTCTTCGAATCCGACAAGCGTGCCAGAACCCACGCCAGCGCCCTTGAGGCGCTTGACGAAGGGAATATTCATCACCTCGCCGCCTTGCTTCGGCTCGTTGCGGATGCGGATGATGGAGTTCATATCCTCGCCCATGTACGGCGAGAACAGGTTTTCGCGAACGTATTCGCGGTTAATCTCTTTCGTAAACCTGATCAGTTTATTGTTGGTGTCGACGGTAGTGAGAGCCATTTGCGTGCCCCTTCAGCACTGGCCCTTTGCTCAATAAAAAACCCGCCATCTAGGCGGGCGGTTTTATTCTATTGTAGCGAAGGTCAGCGCATAGCGTGCCTGAACAACGCCGCATTGCTCATGTCGGAAGAATCCTCATCGGCCCCGTTGCCGCGGGCAGATGGCGTATTCCGAAGTGAGGGCGGCAGCTTTGTAATGCTGCCTTGAGGTGATTGACCATTGGACGCTTGACGATTCTGCTGGAATTTGGCCGCGAATTGAGGATCGCTCCCCATCCGACGCTCCAATTCCTTCTCGAACCATGCATTCGGATCGTTGCCGATCGTCTGGTGAACCACGCGCTGCTGGTGTGCCGTCACGAGCACGTCGAACGGATGCGGAGATTGCATCGCCCGATTATACGCCGTGATGGCATCCGGATCGCGGTTGGCGATCCCCTGCGCGACCCAATCATAA